CCTGTTGGTCCTATCGCACCAGTAGGACCTGTGGGGCCTTGAACACCCTGTGGGCCGACAGCAGCAACGTCAATAATCTGCGGTTCGGCAGTCTCTTGCGTTACGACTATCTGGGTATCCGAGACAATTTGTACAATCATCGTGTCACCTCTTTGGACACGTTAACCGAGCCCTCAAGAAGACGAGTAACTACTGCACCGCTTTGTGAAGAACTTTGTAGTTCTAGATCGTATACAGCGCAGTCAAAATTAAATCCAGCGGTTAAGGTTGCAGATATTGTTATGGTGATTGTCCCTGCTGCACCACCTAGAGCGATTCTACTGTTTTCAGTAGTGGCTTCAAAAAGTACAGTAGTAGACGAGGGCTGCGATCTAAACTGCATACGAGCAATGTAGCCAGTAAGATTGATTGCCGTACCACTGGAATCCTTCCACGTAATAATCTTTTGGAAGGTCGCGCCCTGCTCAATATAGATGTCGTAGATACCAGCGGACATGACTTTTCCTTAAAAGCTACGCATACGAACTTGCAGGTGGACACCACGCAAGTCACGGATACGGGCGTCAGTTACGCCTTGTTCGTAAAGATTCTTATGAAGTGCAGCAAACTCCGGGTTGGACCAATCCTTGTTTTGCAGCTTACACAGGCGGTACAAAGTGCCACTCACAATTTCGTCAATCCAAGTCTCGTAGACCCATCCCGGAATGCCACGAGCTGTACGTTTTGGCTTTAGAACTACTTCACCTTTAACAGTCCATACTTGATCGGGTGTGTAAAATAGACGAATCGAAGTATCGTCTTTTACCCAGAAATGGGTTGGCTGACCTGTTCTATCTAGATACTCAGGATTTACAAGACGCTCATCAGTATGAGTCATCTTCTTGTCGTCAACCGTAATCCACTGAACAGACTCAACAACGGAGTCAAAATATGGAGCGCAGATGTTGTACATTGGCTCGTCAATGATTGTGGAGTACCCATCTATATTTACACGCCACAAATGAGTACGAGCGAAAAAATTAGATGCCACGATGGGAAGATATTCCTTGATCGTAGCTTCCGGGCATGTAGGAACCTCGGGAGTAATTAACGGCAGGACATCGTCCCAGAGTACAGTAGACATTAGCCAGTCCCCGGTTGTACGGACTCGTCACTCTGAACTTTGAAGTTGAGTGACGCGACCATGGCTTGATAATAAGCAGCAGCGCGTTCCGCGTTGCCAGCTTGTTCGGCGTCTTTGTTGTACGCCCTGAATAAAATATAGTTAAGCAACGGATTGGAATAAATCACGTCAAGACGAATCGTTTCTGCAGTAGCAGGATTCATCAGTTGTTGCTCAGTCAAGGTATGTGGCGCAGGTACTGTTGCATAAATAATTTCCAGCTGCGCCAAGGTTGTAGCAGGTGGATATACAAGAAATTCTTTTGGCACACGACCGTCGTACATGTACTTCTCTATGTTCACAGATGAAGTCTCGGTGTACCAACCGGGACGCATAGTGTCCATACTTTTGCGGGAGACTAACTGTACAGGCTTCTTTTTTGATGTAGCAGCTTTGTTTACAAGAACTTCCAAAACTCTGTAAGCCTCTGGGTATGTAGAACTTATGTCTTGCCGGTAACCAGCAGCGCAAGTAAATGTATCGGTCTGCGTGTTTGCGTCAGGGTGTAGCGTATCGATTTCTTTATACGCATCATTAAGCCACCCCTGAAGCTCTAGCGCTGTCCAACGAACAGCAGTAGCGTCCAACAGAATAGTATGCGCTCGTGATATGAGATCAACAACTTTTACTGTGGACATGGCGTTCTCATTGATCGGTCAAGCCTTGCACGGGGGCAGGGTCATCGGTTGTAAAAAGGTCTTCTGCGACTGTTGCTGTTTCTGCGTCCAGCGCGGCTTTTACTTCGTCCAACACAGGGTCTACAACTTGCTCAGATTCTACTACGGTAGCTTTTAGGGGTCTACCACGTTTAGGCTTGGATTCTTCACCCTGTTCAGCGGCCATACGACGGCCAGCTTCTGTGTACTCCATGTTATCGCCATTAAGTTGCCCAATGACAACATATTCAGCGCCTACGCGGATACGGGCGCGACCACGGACAATTTCACCGCCAAGTTTTTCCGTTAGCTCGTAAACATTCATAAAGTCTCCAATTAGAAAATTCGGGGCCGAAGCCCCGAATCAGATTTAGGCGGGAGTTGCCACCGCGCCAAGAAGAGCGACCCATGTAAGACCAGTAGAGCCAATTTGAATACACTCAACCACTTGCTGTTGACCAACCACCAGTGCGGCGTTTGCTGCTGCGCCGTTGATGGTGCCACCAACTAGTGGGTATACCTTAATATCCTGAGCGGAATCAAGATTAGCAATAACTACACGAGATTGCGCAGACATACCTTCATGCAGAATAACGCCATCGTTATCAGCAGCGACTACAGTAACAGTAGCAACAGCGCCAGTTACAGCAGCTGCGCCAGCCTGAGTTTGGGTTGCACCAGCAGTAATGCCTGTCTGAACACCACCGACAATTACGGGGAACTGAGTACCAGCCATGATATTTCTCCTAATAAAAAATTAAAACAAGGGGCCGAAGCCCCTTGAATTACGATGCCGAGCCGACTTGAGCCAAGACCAGAGCTTCAGGCTTGACGACTTTGCGGCCATACACAGCCAGACCACGGACGATATCACCGAAGTCAGTCTGGTTGCGCAGAGGCTCAGTCTTGTTGACGGTCATGGCGAAAGCCACAGCGTCTTTAGTACCAGCGATCATGGTACGACGAGCTTTTGCGCTAGCAACAGCGCCACCATCAGCAGTTGGAGTCAGGCCAGATACCAGTGCCTTACCAGCAGCGCCCCGTGGCAGCAGGTTCGATACGTAGACCGTGAAGCGGTCCAGCATACCGATCTTGCCCGAACGGATCGTTGATTGGGGGTCACCAGTGAAGTAAGCCTGAGCGATGTTCGACTGCATCAACAGATGACGATCGTAAGGAGAAATAATGAGCCAACGGCCAGACTCAGGTACGTTCTGCTCGTCCAGAACAGACGACATGCGAAGGATCGCATTCAGTACGTTTGCAGCGCTGGACTGATCGATCGGTGTAGTGTCGGTGCCCAGATTGTAAGCAGCCGAAATAGCACCAGCAGTTGCACCTTCGTTGGCAGAAGCAGGGCCTTCAGTCACAAACGAGTTAAAGAACACTTCGTTCTCGATCTGAATCTTCAGCTGTTTAGCTGCGTCATCGGTGAACATGTTCATCAAATCGATATCCGACTGGTAGCCCAGAACATCAGACACCTGAACGCCGAAGTACTTACCCTTGTTGACCTGCATGTCAGTGTAGATCGGAGCGGGTACTTCATAGGACAGGTTGTTACCGACTTCGTAGTCGGAAATGCTGATGGTCGGAGCCGTGCGAATACGAACGGTGTCGCCTTGGTTTTTCAGTTCGCCTTCCCAAGTAGTGTTGGCGATTTCCGACAGCATGGTGTTCTGGTAAAACTTAGCGTTGAGTTTGCCAGACCACAGGGTTGGAATAAAACCACCGGAATACGAAGGGTTCGTATTAAACGGGGCATTTGCGGGGAATACAGCAGCCATGATGGCCTCCTTAAGTTAAAAACAAAGTTGGTTTAACCTAGCTGCTGTAGACAGAATTACGCAGTTACGCGGCCTTCCATATACGCAGCATCGATTTCGGCTTCAAGTTTTTTAGCCTCGTCGTATTTATGCGCAATGTTCAGGTCCTTGACCTTCAGGAACATTTTCTCTACATCACGAGTGGTGTAGGTTTTGCCCTTCTGGCTCACAGGCGTCTGTGACGTTGCGCTACGAGTCGGCTGGACTTGTCGTTCAAGCTCTGCTTGGCGTTGATCTACCACTGGGGCTGCGTTCACGGCTCTAAACATATTGACGTAATACGCAACACCTTCGGCGTCACTTGCGTTGTATGCACCTTGCGCAGCTGCCCTGCGAGGGGCACGTAGCATCGGATCAAACTCATCCAACCATGCTACCCATTTAGGATCGGCGTTGATGACACTCCAGTCAGGCACCAAGTGATACAGGCGCTGCTCAAATGACACTTCACCAATCTGAGAATCAGTTTGTTGCACTTGTCTACGCAACTCATTGTTCTCGGCTCTCAAGGCATCAATCTCTTCCTTGAACTCCATGGCTACTTCACGGGCTACTTTTCGCTGGACATCGATCAAGTCCTTGCCAAAAGCTTCAACATCTTCGTCCGTAACAAGAGTCTCGCGCTTGCTCTGAGTTGGCGTAGTTTGTACCGGGTCAGGTTTTGCTTCGGCTTGTTGCTTTAGCTGTGCAACGAAGGTCTGCAATTCCTTAACTTGCGCGTGTAGCCTCGGTACTTCAGCGTCATACATTCCCTTTAAGGTCTTGTACTTCTGCTGCCACGTTTCCTCTGGAACCTCGGGCGCGGGGTTCTCGTTGGGCTTTGGTTCAGGTGGCTCAGTGGGTATTGGCTCGGAGGGCTCTGCTGGTGGTTCTGGGTCAGGTGCCGGGTCTTCCGGCGCGGGTGTATCGACCTCTCCCATCAGCTGCTTCTCTAGTGCTTCAATCTCCTTTAACTGCTGTTCTACCTGTTTTGGCAAAGCCATGTGTATCTCCTTTTAGCTCCAACTCTGTTTTCAGGCTCCTACCACGGTGTGCCATCCAACATAATGGTTTGCTACGGTTTAAAAATGCGGTTATCTCAACCGCTCCAAGACTGAAGGAGCCTTTTCGACTGCCTCCAAAAAATCTTGTAGAACCTTCGCTCGACCTTGGAGTTGGCGAATTCGGTCGCCCTCTGCCTCAATTAGCGAAGATTTTGTCTCTTCCAACAATTGTTTAAAGAGCAAGAGCAGTCCCTCGTTCTCGGTTTGGCGGCACCTTGCTAGTGCTGCTACTGCCTTACGGTCGGAACTACCGTCCAAAAATAGATTCATAAATGGCTATTTATCACCCTGTCTATAGGTTGTCA